CTCAATGGTTGTGGACTACACTACTGTTTTGGTTCGTCAGAGTTGATGTTCAACCTGTCGAATTCGGCGCATAACCACTCTATGTAAGCACTGGGATCGTCTTCTATTGTGCGGGACATGCTATATTTTCTACTCATAATATGTCTATATTTCTCAATTATTCTTTCGACTCTCGCTTTAGCTTCTCTATCATCCTCATCTACTTCCATAGCATTTGGATCAGGTGGGTCAATTGGTAAGGGCGATGTACACCTCTTTGCGTCGGTGACCCAATCAATGAATACCGGCATTGCGATGAAAGAGTATGGTCCTAGTCCTTCCTCGTCGGAGCTTCTGTCATCAGACCTGGTATAAGCCACTCCTTGAGTAGTGTCTTCGGGATTCCATACTACCGGCATTCCAAGCTCTTCAATATTAACCGAACCGCTACTATGTAAAGAAAATGTAGGGGATCTTGGATGATACTCTGATTCATTATCTGACTCCGCATCATTGTTAAAGAACTTTGGTTTCTCTATTTTAGGGGTATCATCATCTATTATAATACTGTTACGTTTACCTTCTTTACTGGATTTTTCCACTTCATCTACCTTATAATAATCGTCGAACCTAGCGATTAATGGTGAACCGATTGTCTTCACATCTGTGGTCAATACCTTATCATCTACCTGTACCATGGTTTCAGCATTACTGTAACATACATTGTCGTCTTCTTCAATGGGTTCACTTTCAGTCTTACTATAATTTTCACTTGATAATAACATCTTAGGTTGCCTAGCTACTATTACCGGATCGAATGTAGTATCCCTAGGACATACCTCTACATCTGCGTATTCTTCGATTGTGTTGTTTAGGGCAAGATTATCCCTAACCTTATCAATATTCTTACAATTTGGGCCTAGCGATACATAAGGGTATTCTTTAATTGGTATACTGTAGTACTTAGCCACTGCTCTTCTTACCATATCGTGATAATGTGGTAGTATTGCACGAACACCGTTTAGGTCTATCCAAGCATTGACCTTGTCCAATGCTTGTTGGGTAGCTGGATCGATAGTTTCCTCGATCTCTTGTTGTTTCTTAATTAGGTCTTCCATTAATTTAAGAACGAACTTATTACGCTTCTCGAACTTCCTAATGGAAGTAAATTCCTTCTTGCGTCTATGTAATTCACACACTATCTTACCAACTAATCCTGCTTGCTCGGACTTAAATCTAACTACATGAGCCATTTCACGATTTAAATACTTAGTACCTTTACTATAATTTTCTTTTTGCTCTTGCCACCAAGACTTATCGAAATTGAGGAAAAAAGGAACAGGATCTAAATCAAATACGTAACCCATGTTACGTAGTACATCACATGCCTGTAATTTTCCAATAATTTTCTCAGTTATGGCTTGAGGCGAATTGTGTACCGCTATATTACATAACTTATTTAACATACGGTCATGATCAAGTTCATAATCGTCCCACCGATACTTCATCTGGCAGAATGGAATTTCATACACATACTTATCCTTCTTCTCTGTTATAACGCACGTTTCCTTAGGCCCTAATTCAACACCGAATAGCTTAAATCTATCGACTATCTCGTTGTATATATCTTCATCGTTCAAAAATATTAATGTATCATCACCATCGCAAATTATTCTTATTTTCTTAAATAGGGGGTATAGGATTGAATACATAATAAAACAGTTGCCGCATCCTGTGAACATATCTCCGGATTTACGCGTGAGGTAGTTGTAGGACACGACACCTGTTATTCTTGACTTGAACAATTTCTCGGCAATTACCTTTGTGAGACCTATAATTGTATAAAACACTATTTCCGCCTCAGCTAACTTACCAACAATATGACCATCGAAATTTTTGGCATCTATAGGGATGCAGTACTTCCACTTGCCTTCTTTAATAACGTCCCTAATTAGATTAAATCTCTGATCATAATTCAATCCCTTGGCAAATATTTTATAACCGTCACGTCTGTCACACCAACTGTACAGCTCATTTTCGAACTGCTCGAAAAAGTCCATCACTAGGAGATTAAATTCTGGTGTGTTAGGTGAGATCATTCTGCCACCTTTCTTTTCTATTGCTTCTTGCTTCAAGCATTCGAACTTCTCAAATAATCGATAGATAGAATCTGTCCACCACTCGGCTGAATTCTTGAACGCTGCCACATATCTTCTCCATTTCTTTGCATTTTTGCCTTTGTATTTATCGATGTTTGGCCCCCAGCAATCTAATATGAATCTCATGTTTGTCGATCCGATCCATGCTTCCATGAACGCTTTAACTATTTCATCTCTTTCAAGTAAGGCTTCCCAACCACCTCTAGTAACTCTCCTAGAAGTGATAGCAGCGAGTGTTTCTTCGGTAAATTTAGTCATAAGATACTTACGTAAGTCTTCCTTATTCGATAAGCAAACACGTACAACATCTCTATCCATTATCTTGACCTTGAACGGCACTTTACTTGACAATATAGTTGGAATGGTATCATGCATTTCAGTGAAACAATTTAAGTAACCATCCTCCTTAAGAGTGTTAAACCCGCAATTCTCCATTGAGGCATTCATAACACCAATCCAAGCAGTGGAACTTCGTTGCTTGGATAAACTGTACCGCTTATAAAATTCAAACATATTAGTATAATTAATTCCTGGATATCCTTCTGGTAGTTGCGTTATGGAATAAGGTGTAATATTATAAAATCCATAAGCTAAACTGTCTGATCCTATAGGGTTTGCTGCATAATAATTAGCCAATGATTCTCTGAGCTTACTATCTTCGCACTTGAAAACAACTGGACTAATGGCTAGTGTTATTACTTTCTCATTTAATTTACCATTAATGTACCTATAACCAGCATATACGCTTGGTGCACCTATTGCTAGTGCTGCACCAGCGGAACTAGCAGAGCACAATGCTAGTCCGAGTCCAGTGAATCCCATAGTGAGTAATTCACGCTTGTAACGAAGGGGTTCAGATAAGAATGCCCTCAACCGTTGCCAAGCATTAGGTTTAAATGCGTTTTTGATACCAACATTTGGGTCGAAAGTCCAGGCTTGTCCATCACCTGGTTTCTGCTTCATCCATGCGTACTTACCGATATGGTGTTTATGGAGTGGTACCTCCTTCACCTTAACATCAGGGGTTTGCAAATAATAATTGGTTTTCTCAGGAATATACTTCGTTGTATAATCTAAAGTTCCTGGTGCGAAGACAAGAATACGTTGATTACCGTGTTTGACAAAAGTAAAAGCCATGTAATCACGCTTGTATCCTTTATCCTCTTTCTTAGTGCAATAAGTTCCATCACCTATAAATGGATCACTTATATCGTAGAACTCACCTCTTACTCTATTATAACCATGAACGTTACCACTGCCATCGCAATAGTAACATTCATCTTCCGTGAACACCAAACCTCTGGAATATGTTTGAACGACAGCCATGATAGTAACACCGGCGTTGATTAACAGTGGTAATGAATCTTTCAAATCCTTCGTACCACGGTCAACAACCACTACAGGTTGGCCACCGCACAAATTAGTGAGATGCTCTTGGCCATCTCTAAACAGTGTTACCGAAGCCAGCTTGCTACTTTTAATATACGCACTGAGCCAACGGACCAAATCTTCAGTGTACCCATAGTCAGTTGATCCATCGGCAGTAAAGAGACCATCTACTCGTCCAGCAGGTCCCTTAATGTTAAACTCAGTAACTTCGGGTAACGCTGTACCAATCTCCAACTTTTCCACTTCGAACCCATCTTGGAAAGGATCATCACAACATGGGGACAATGTCTTACAGCAACAACATTCACTATCTCTTTTATAAACATGCTTTGAGCGTCTAACCAAATTTCCTTTCTCTAACGATTTCTGCATTTGAGTATCAGTAATACCCGATTCATCAGTAAAACCAATTGCATAATTGATCATTTCTTCTGGTACATTCAAAATTCCATATTCATCACGTAACTTAGCGACGAATTCGTTTTTAACAGTTTGCATAGTTTTTACACTGTCAGAAGAACTCTCGTGGCGGCCAGTGTAAACACCACCAGTTGAGTAAGAAGTTTTACCACACATAGTTAATAATTGAGTAATATATTTG